ATTACATGAGTTACAAGCTGCTTTGAGTGAGGCAGTTTAATCTAGATCACGAAGGGGGAAATAAAAAATGCCAAATCTTAATATTGGTCAACAAGGTTCGCTTAAGAGTACACCTAAATTAACAAGGATTAATGGGGATGATGATAAGAAAGTAATATATCGTAATCTTGGTAATAACCACGCTTATCCTTTTATATGGGCAAGTACAGTTACAGTTGTTAGTGGTTCAAACACTGTTGTATTAGCTTCTGGGATTAAGTGGCACGGTTATGATCTTGCAACTTATGCCTCTGTTGTAGCAACACCTAAGGGAGATTTAGGAGATTATTATACAACAGCAGATACAAGTGCTAATACTATTACATTAACATGTTCCGAGACTGCTGGTGGAGATATTGATGTGGCACTTATATTCATGTTAGGCAACGACTTGGTAGTAGATGGGTTGTACTGTAGGGGTAATTTGCCAGAAACTCAAAGTTTACCCTAGAGTTTGAACAAAGTTTTTAGGTACTATTTGTAAATAATGTTTATTGAGGTATTTAATTTTTTGTATGGACAAGGATTTAGTTTTTTAATTTGAGAAAAAGTAAGTATAATTCAGGTTGGTTAAGTTGAAAAATTATTCGTGGGGTATTAAAATTTTATAGGGAGGAAACTTAACATATGGAAAAAAATGAACTGCGGACTAACGTCCGTGCAATGGTTGATGATCTCTTTAATGAAAAAGAGGAATCAAAGATCCGTAAAAAGACAGAAGCGACTCTTGAAAAATCAGCGACAACCATTTCTAATTTAACTTCTACTTTAGAAGATAAAAATATTGAGGTTGCTGCTTTTGAGACAAAGCTATCAGAAAGTGCAGAAGCTACTAAAATACTCGAAAAAGAGCTAGAGGCAGCTCGTGAGGAATTAGAAACTTCTAAGTCTTTGTTAAAGGATAAAGAGGCTGCACTTGAAGATGTTATAAAGGTAAAGGTTGCAGGTGAGAGAATGTCAGAATTAGAGACTTCTGGTGTTGCCAGAGCTGAAAAGAAAATACAGCTTGCAAAAATTAAAGATATGTCTGATGAAGAATTTGCATCTTATAAAGAGGAGTTGACTTGTGTTAAGGTAGCCGTAGAGGCTGCATTGATAAAAGCAAACGAGGAACTTCAAGAAAGTAAAGCAAAAGAAGATGCTAAGAAAGCTGAAGAAGAGATTAAAAAGGCAGCTGAAAAAAAAGCTAAGGAAGAGGGTTCAACTGATAATAAAGAAATAGTTACCATTCCGGCAAAGATAAATAATAGTCAGGCTGCTATGGCATCATTGAATATGGAATATGTACCAGACAATGATTTTATGGCTAAGTATGCTAAACTAGGCGAAGCTATTGCCGCTGATTGGAAAAAAGAATAGAAATAATAAAAAGAATAATAGGAGGAAAGAGGATATGTTTATTCCTAGACATCCAGTTATAGAAAATCAATTTTGCAGTTATGCTGAACAGACAGGCACGGGTTCTGCTGGAATAGGTGGTGTTGTTGCTTATGCAGGGTCTGTTGTTTATTTAGATGCGACTGCTACTAATGAAGAGGCTATGGTTAAAAAAATGGCCTATAATGAGTCGGCTTTTACACCGTTTGGGTTTTTAATGCAGAAGGTTAAGACTGGTTACCACCAGGTACATCCTTCTGGATACTATATGCCAGGTGACTTAGGTTCTAGTGATGTTATAGCACAGGCTTCTTACAGTGCCGTTGGTGCAGTTACTGGAACAAAAGCAGCACCAGTTGGTATAGCCCATTTAGGTATTTATGATACAGTTCATTATACTTGTGTGAAAACAACTGTTGGTACTACAAGCACTGTTACTACTGCAATGACACCAGGTTTATCTTTGTATGCTGCTGCAGATGAGGGTAAAGTAACAAACAGCGCTGTAAATGCAACAGGTGATGAAGACGCAGAAACAGGTGATACTGGTATTGGTGCTGAGTGTGGTGGTGATGTTGTGGTCGCTCGTGTTATTAAAGGGGCAAGTACAGCTAAATGCCAAGCAAACATAAATAATACTACACTTTATCCAATTAGAATCAAACTTATGATATAGAGTTAAAATAAAAAAATTTGGATTAAAGCATTTTATACAAATATATAAGTTGCGTGACAATATATATGACAGCGTTTATATTGTATTAATGCATCCAATACTATTGAGAATAGGAGGAGTTGTTATTATGGAAAGAAAAGAAATGGAAAAATTGTTTGCAGAAACAGCAAATATACATACGCCAGAGGGTTTGGCTGCATACCGTGCTTTTGCTGCGGCGTTGACAACTCCAATCTTGCAGAAAATTGAACTGGAATCGATTATGAGAAGTTTGTTTTCAGTTGAAAAATTAGCGCCTGGAGCACAGGCCGTTTATCCTGTAGCTGAAGATTTTGAAATTCCAGTTTGGGTTTTACCGGGTTTGGGGTATGTTGCTCAGAATTTTATTGAAGGTATTGGAGAGGAAGTTTTTGTTCCTACATTTACCATCGACGCTTCTGCAGATTGGAAAATTAATTATGCGAGAGATTCTCGTATTGATATTGCACAGAGAGCGGCTGCACGTGCTGCTAAGGATTTAGCAAACTATGAAGAGGAGTGTGGTTGGCGTGTAATAATGCCTGCAGTAACTTCTTCATTTACAGGCAAAGGGCTTTTGGGGTCCAGACCAGCCCCAATTTATGAAATTGCACCATCTTCTACAGGTGCTGGTTATCTTTCTAAGGAACTGATCAACAAAATGATGGTTGGTTTTAAAAGAATAGGTAGAACATTGACAGATTTGTATATATCACCAGAAGATGCTGCTGATATTAGAGAGTGGACAGACACCGATATAGACCCAATTACCAGACGTGAAGTTTTTCAAGCTGCTGGTATGGGAAGTATTTGGAAAGTCAATATGCATGAAATTCAGCATTTAGGTGCTACTGGTCTTTATAACATTAATGGTAATTCTTCGGTTTATGGTAAGTTTATTGCTAACGCCTCAGAAGAATATAATGCTTATACTCTTGAGAATCCGAATGTAACATCAGCTGATGGTACTATTGGTACATTAGGTGAAACACAGATAATAGGTTTTGATTTAAGTGTTAATGATTCACTTGTAATGCCTATCCGAAAAGAATTTTCTGCGCATGATGATCCGACTTTACTACGGGTCCAAAAGCAAGGATTTTTTGGATGGTCTGAGCAGGGATACGCCTGTTTGGATTCACGAATGTTAGGTCTGGGAGTGATTGATCGTTCTTTATAGTACTTGAATAATTATTATGGTAGTTAAATAATTTAACGCCCTACATTTTCTTTTATGAAGGTGTGGGGCGTTTTACTTTTAAAATAAAAAAATATTGTTTTATATTTGATAAACCAAGTTTAATGCTTTTATAATAATAGGTTTAAAATATAAAGATTGGGGGCACATTAATTGTGGCAAAGTATAAGGAAAAGGGTTGTTATGTTTGTGGTAAAAAGTTCATACCGACAAGCCCAAAGCAAAAATATTGTTTGGAGTGCAAGGAACAAGGCCGTAAAATAGTAGATAGAAAGAGAGACAGGAGAAGGAGTAGAAAGAAGCATGGTTATGTTGAATATACGCGTAACTGTTTAAACTGTGGAATAGAGTTTAAAGCGTTTTACAAAAAGAAAGTATATTGCGGGGCAGAAGAATGTGAAAAGGCACGTGTTCAGATAAAAAATAAAAGAATACATGAAAGACGTCCAAAAGAATATATGATAGAAAAAGGACGACGGTATTACAAAGAAAATGTAGAAAAAATTCTTGTAGAAAAATCTATAAAATATAGAGAAGTTAATCCAGAGGCTAAGCCATATGTTGGAGGAAAGCCTGCAAAATTAACTTATGAATATGTTAAAAGTTATACAGAAAGTCGTGGATATCAATTGCTTTCCGATAAGTATATAAATAATAGTAACCCGCTTTTATTGAAATGTCCAAACGGACATGAGTGGGAAACTACGTTTCATAATTTTAAAGATGGTGAGGCAGGCTGTTTTCAGTGCTATATAGATAATAATTATATTTCAAAGTTTGAAGAATCCGTTCGTGAGTACGTAAACAAGATATATTCGGGGCAAATAATATACAATGATCGCACACAAATAACTAGTACTGATACTGGACGAAAGCTTGAATTTGATTTATGGTTTCCAGATTTAAATAAGGCGATTGAGTGTAATGGTCATTATTGGCATTCCAGTGCTTGTGCTATGAGGCGTGATCAAGTAAAGGCTGAATTATGTTGTAAAAGGGGTATCGATTTATTGGTGATTACCGATAAACAATGGGAATTAGAAACAAGCAAAGATATGATTTTCGATTTTGTATCTGGAGTTTAATTAATGAAAATTTGTTGGGATAACTTAGAGAAATTTTATTTAACACGTAATGGTTTTTTAAGAAAAGGAAACACTACTTACACAGAAAGATCCTCTTGTAAAAGGTGTGGTGATCCATATTTAACAACTAATACAAGAGAAAGTGATTACTGTGGAATTTCGTGTTTAAAAAAGTCTGTGATAGTTACTGATGAAACAAAAGAAAAAATAAGTAAATCTATACGTGGAGAGAAACATCCATGGTTTGGAAAAAAACATTCTGTTGAATCAAAAGAAAAAATGTCAAAATCAAGTATGGGCAAAAAACATACAAAAGAATCCAAATTAAAGATGTCAATTTCAAGGTCAGGTAATAAAAATTATTTTTATGGAAAACATCATACTGAGATTACAAAGAGAAAAATAAGTAATGCCTTGGTTGATGTTAGCGCCGGTGAAAAAAATCCAGGATATAAAGGAGGTGTTAAAGTATTAAATCTTCCTTTGTATGAAACATACGCTAAGCAACTAAATTGGTGTGAAGATGCACGTTGTGTATTACAGAATGGTTTGAAAATTTTACAAGTAAGGTGTTCTTATAACAAATGTAGGAAGTGGTATACACCATCTATTAGTCATGTTGTTAACAGAATACAAGTGATAAAAGGCAATTGCGGTGGAAATAATAGATTTTATTGTTCAGAAGAATGTAAACGTGATTGTTCTATTTATAATATTCCTATAGGGCAAATAATATCTGCAAATAAATTTAATTATACTACATATGAACTAAAAATATGGCGAGAAGAAGTTTTAAAGCGGGCAGAATATAAATGTGAATATTGTGGTGAAAAAGCTACTATTGCTCATCACAGTCGACCTAAAAAACTGGAACCATTTTTTGCTTTAGATCCAGACTATGGAATTGCGTGCTGTGAGAAATGTCATTATAAATATGGACACAGTGACACCCAATGTACTACAGGTTATTTGGCAAACATTGATTGTATTTAACTGACCTGTCTAATGGTAAAGGGGAATGGATATGGTGTTGTTAATAAAGTTTTTGATTTGTATTATAATTACTGAGACTATAACAGAAATAACAGTGAAATCGGAATTATTTTTTCCATTAAGATCCTATTTATTTAAAAAAGGTGAAACGAATAAACTTTTTAACTGGTTACACTCTTTAATTGATTGTGGTTATTGTTTTTCGGTTTGGGTCGGTTTGTTAACATCCTTATTATTTTTTAGAGAAAGTTCATTTTTAATGTACGAATATGTTGACTGGGTTTTTATTGGTTTAGTAATACACAGACTATCAAATGTTTTTCATTTTTTGGTGGATAGGTTACATGGATAGATAAAGGATAAGGTATAAAAATTAAAAGAAAAAGGAGAAGAATTATGAATGGTTATGTTATAAATATATCAACTGTATGGATGCATATAATGAAAAGAAATGTAGGGCCCGGTAAAAAAATACCTTTAAATGAGTTGTATGAACAATATGGAAAAAAATATGATATTAAAAAAGGTGAAGATTTTATTGGGTGGCTCAAAACAGTAAAATTAAAAAACAATAGTGTGTGGAAAATAGTAACTGCACAAGAAGAAAAAGAGGATATTGTATCAGAAATTCAGGAAATGGTTAAGTTACCAACTAAAAGTGCAGGAACAAACGTAGCTCCACCAGTTACAAGTAAAATGTCAGTACAGGATATAGTTATGTT